TTCGCAGTATGTGTAGCCATCATCACCAACCTGTTACTGGCGTTGCTTATATTGGTCTTATTGCTGCTGAGAAACTTATCGGACTCTCAAAGTACACACGTATCGCACAGTGGTGTGCAAGACGTGGAACTCTCCAGGAGGAACTTTGTAATGATATTGCTCGGGAGATCGAAAAAGCCACAGGAGCCAAAGACATAGGCGTATACATTCAAGCTACACATGGATGCTGTGAAAACCGTGGCATTATGGCACATAGCTCGTTAACTCAGACTACTGTACTCAAAGGTGCGTTTAAAAACGACGCAGGTACAAAGAAAGAGTTTATGGATAATATTAAATTACAACAGGAGTTTGCGCCAAGATGAACGATAGCCAATTAGAAAATTTATACGAACACTATTTAAAGTTTACAGATCAAATGTGCGTTGATCACAGTCCATTGGCTATTGCCGCAATTATGATGACGCAGGCGCTGTCAATTTATAAAACTGCACTAAGCCAAGACGAATATGAAAGTATGGTTGATAGTATTTCTGCGAATAGAAATCAAGTTAAAAAGTTTGAGAGGCCTATAATACAATGAAAATTCAAATTCCAGCAGAAGGCATTTTAAAACGTAACGACTTTGGTAACAGTAAGTTCTATCAAGTAGTGTGTGGATGCGGTCAAGAATATCACGATCACAATGTAGAAATAGAAGCAGATGAAACAGGTGTAAATGTAAACATTTATGCTACTGCCAAAACTAACTATTGGTCAGAACTATTTGAAAAACGCTATGACATAGATAGCGTGTATTGGCAGGAAATTGATTGGTTTGTAAAAGACATTATTAACGGCCTATGGACTCGTCTAAAAGTTACATGGGAGCTGTGGACTACTGGTGCAGTTCGTGTAGAAACAACTATTAGTATGAGTGAACAACAAACACTCAACTATGCAGAAACTTTAAAAACTGCTATTGCAGATGTTAAGAACTTTAGGATTGAACGCAAGGAAAAATCTGCTGCGGCAAGAATAGCAGAACAAGGAGATTGTGTATGAATACAGCAAAACAAATATCCGACGAACTAATTAATCGTATGAAAAATACCACCCTACAAAAATTTGAAATTAAAAGAGAAGTAGGGGAAAATTGGATTCCAAATGGTACTGTTCCGTTTGATATCTACGCAACAAAAGGTGTAGCAACCTTTACTGTATGGGCAGAAAGTTATATTGATGCAGAAGATCAAATAACACAATACTTGGAAAAAGACGATGAGTAAAATTAAAATCGCAGAATTATTTTATAGCATACAAGGTGAAGGACGTTACATGGGTGTACCGTCTGTTTTCTTACGTACATTTGGCTGTAATTTTAAGTGTGCTGGATTCGGTATGCCTAAAGGAGAGTTAAGTAATGAGGTTGAAGACATTTTTATACAGCATGAAAGAAAACCTTATACAAAATACGAAGAACTTCCGCTTGTTAGTACAGGCTGTGATAGCTACGCTTCTTGGGATCCTCGTTTTAAAGATCTTAGTCCTATGCTTACAACAGATGGTATTGCAGAACGTATCTGCGAAATCCTTCCATTTAACGAGTGGCAGGACGAACACTTGGTTATTACAGGCGGCGAGCCATTGCTAGGGTGGCAACGTGCTTATCCGGATTTGCTCAATCATCCCAAGATGGAAGGTTTGAAAGAGATTACATTTGAAACAAATGGCACACAACTGTTAACAGAAGAATTTAAAAATTATTTGACAGATTGGGTATCTAAGGAAGACGTGTGGAGACAAATTACATTTAGTGTTAGTGCTAAGTTAAGTTGTAGTGGTGAAACTAGACACGAAGCAATTAAACCTGAAGTAGTATGTCAATACGAAGAAGTTGGTTACACTTATCTTAAATTTGTTGTGGCAACAGAAGAAGATGCGGAGGAAGCAATTGAAACAGCAGACATTTATCGTGAAAACGGTTTTACGGGTCCTGTGTATCTTATGCCTGTTGGAGGTGTTGAAAGCGTGTACACTCTTAATAATCGCCGTGTCGCAGAACTAGCAATGAAAAACGGTTTGCGTTATAGTGATAGATTGCAAGTACCGTTATTTAAAAATGAGTGGGGAACTTAATGGAAGACATTAAGTTAAAAGACTTAATTTATATTGTAAAAAATGCACTGACAAAAGATCAGTGCGAATTGCTGATTAAAGAATATGATAATAGGTCCAATGAAGCAGTTAAAGAAAGCTGCATTCATGCAGTAACAAATAAAATGACCACTTCAACTTTTAAACGAGTTGAACTTTTACCAGGAACAATTACTTTTGATATTGTACACAATAAAATAAACAATATTATCGAGGAATGGATCGATCATTTAGATCAATTTAAATCCTTTCATCCGCCAGCACTAAAAAAATTTTTAAGATTCTCTCATATGCACAGACTTATGAAGTATGAAGTTGGTGGTTGGATTCATCCTCACATCGATTGGGAAGAAATGATCCATGCTAGTTGCACTATTGCTCTTAATTCAGACTATGAAGGAGGAGAGTTTCGTTTCTGGAATGGCAGACATGTTGTAAAATTAGAGCAAGGCGATGCCATGATATTTCCAGCAGATCCGTTTTGGGTACATGAGGTAACTGAAATTACAAAAGGTGCAAGGTATAGTACAAATACATTTATTCAAGCACTTCCAATTTTAGAAAGAGAACGAATGAGTCAGCTTATTTGGGATATGGGATTAATGGACCATCCATATCTGTATCGACATATTTTAGGAGAAAGCCATGAAAGAATGGTTCAAAAAAATTACAGGGATTAAAAAATTAGAAGAAGAAAAAGCTCGCGCTGAACAAGAACGTGCTGAAGCATTAGCTCGTGCTGCTGAGGCCCAAGCAAGGGAGGAAGAAGCCAAACTCACTCCTAAAGAACGTGCAACTAAAAAAGGCGAGCCTTGGGTAGCTGTATTAGATACTAAAGTTAATAAAGATAATGTTCGTAATGGGTTTTTTGAACTTGATTGGAATGAACACTTTATTACCGAACTTAAAAAATCAGGATATGGTTTTGACGGCGACCCTGAAGAAGAAATTGTAGATCGTTGGTTTAGAGACTTAGCAAGAAACATGTTAGCTGAAGAAGGTTTAGATACCACTCGAGGCGCTGGATATATTAATGTTACTAAGCTAGGTGGTGGAAAAGCTGAAGTAGTATGAAAATAATCGAATCTAACGAATATATTGATTTATACGATTGGTCGTCGTTGATCAAGCAAGAAGACAACGAACAAATTAAAGATATTACAAAAGAAATTATTGGGTCTGGAAATTATTTTACCAACAGTCCAAAATTTCAGACAAAACAAAATTTGTTTTCAAGAGAAGAACGTGTATTTTTAAAAATGAGACAAAGTTTCATTTACAGTTGCTTTATGTATCTTGACAGAGAAGTTCGAATAAAAAACATAATGAGTTGGGTTTTTATGACCAATAAAGAAACTGTAGAAGACAGAAATGATTTGTGGCACAATCACCATGTAAGTGACAACAACGGAACTACTGATACATTAAGCGGGCTTTGGTATGTCTATGTTCCAAAAGTAGAAAATTTTGAAATGGCAGGTACAGAATTTTCAGTTAATCCTGCACCAAATTTTGAAGATACATATTGCCTAAAACCAAACAATTTGACATGGAGCATATATCCTAGTAAACTGTGGCATAGACCCGGTATCTGTGATACTACAGAATATCGATTTGTTTTTGCCGCAGACATGGAATATTACAAATGACATACATTTTGGTTGATACAGCCAACACATTTTTCCGTGCTAGACACGTTGTACAAGGTTCTAGCGATATTAAACTTGGAATGGCCTTCCATATTACCTTTAACAGTATTAAAAAGGCATGGAATGATTTTAACGGTAGCCATGTAGTATTCTGTCTCGAAGGTCGTAGCTGGCGTAAAGACTTCTACGAGCCTTATAAACGTAATCGTGCAGAAAGTAGGGCTGCGCTAACGCCTAAGGAACAAGAAGAAGACAAACTGTTCTGGGAAGCATTTGACGAATTCAAAAACTTTATTAGCGAAAAGACCAACTGTACTGTATTACATCATCCTCAACTAGAAGCAGATGATCTCATTGCAGGATTTATTTAAAATCATCCTAAAGACAAGCATGTCATTATTTCAACTGACAGCGACTTCTATCAGTTAATTGCACCAAATGTAAGTCAATACAATGGTGTCCAAGAACATCATATTACGCACGAAGGAATCTATGATGCCAAAGGCAAACGTGTTATCGACAAGAAAACTAAAGAACCAAAAGAAGTCCCAAACCCAGAATGGCTCTTGTTCGAAAAGTGTATGCGTGGTGATACCAGTGATAATGTCTTCTCAGCGTATCCGGGTGTCCGTGTTAAAGGTACTAAAAACAAAGTTGGTCTTACTGAAGCGTTCGAAGATCGTAAAAGCAAAGGATTTGCGTGGAACAATCTCATGCTTCAGAGATGGGTCGATCATGAAGGAAAAGAGCACAGAGTTTTGGAAGACTATGAGAGAAATCGGAGACTAATTGACTTAGCTCATCAGCCTGAAGATATTAAACAATTAATTAAAAAAACTATTGAAATAGATTGTGTTCCAAAAGACGTTTCCCAAGTCGGTGTTCGACTATTAAAGTTTTGTAATAACTGGGATATGAAAAAAGTTGCGGACAATATTCAGCAGTATGCTGAACCATTCCAAGCAAAGTACCAAGGAGAATAATATGCCCGTATACTTAATTAAGCCTCTTGAAAAGAAAAGCATTACATGGCACATAGAATTGTTCCGTGAAAATGCGGACGGTTCTACTAGTTGGGTCAACATTGAAGATCACTATCGTTGGGGACAGGGGTTCATTGAAGGAGATATGGATGTAAATTTACCGTATGAAGGTGAATCACAAGCATACGCAAAAACAAACTTTGGGTGGGGAGCAGAACTAGATGACCAAGTTGCTTGTTATTTTGAATTCAGCGATGATTTTACAGATGAAGAAAAAGAAGCATTTGAAGCTTCGTATCATGAAGGTGGAGCAGGTTGGATTTTTGATGGAGAACATGACTGGCAAGTTGAAGACGATTATCTGCTTATTGACGCTCCGTACCAAGTTAGCCTTTGTGAAGATGACGGTACTGTAATAGAAGAAAATGTAAAACTACGACCAAGGCCAGATCCCAACACTTCTTGGCCATGGAGTCCAGAATTTCCTAAACCAGAGGATAACGAATGAAGTGCGAATATTGTGGTGAAAATATTAAAATGCATTGCGATTGGAGGCAAGGAAGGTGCCCGCATATTCCTCCTATGCTAACAGATTACCACTGGAGATATTATAATCTAGTACAGTGGATTAAAGGCCTTTTTAAGAGATAAATATATGCGTACATTACTAAGGTGCCTTAGGGGCCTAGTAAAAGGAGACTAAAATGACAGAGATACATGCAAAGCCCATCGTTGATGGCAAATTTTGGATCGTTGAACAAGACGGTGAAAAAATTGCAACACTACATAAAAAAGAAAATAACAAATTTATTCTAAGTAGTGTTAACGGTGAAGTTATGTTTAACAAAAAAGATGACCTCACAAAAGAATTTGGAAAAGAATTTTTTCTAAAGAGTGATAAAATAAAAGTCACAGCTGCCGAACCAAATGAATGTCACGGCTATCCAACAAGTTGCAAACCATATAACCCAATGTACGATGTGCAACGTCGATTGCCGTTGTTTACAAAATCAAATGCCAGTAAGAGTCTTTACTGCGCTGGTTACTATATTATTAAATTTGACAAAGGTTGGGTTAAAAGCCACTGTCCTAAACTAATTACTATTGAACGTTATCCGTACAAAGGTCCGTTTAAGACAGAATTTGAAATGAAACAGGTACTTGCAAATGCAAAATCAAATTAATCTAACACCTTTTACACAGTTTATACAACAGGTAAGAAGTGCAGAAGCAAGTCAGGCTAAAGAAATTAAATTATCCATGCAACAGGCCAGGATGCTAAGTCTTGCACTAGCAGAGTGCATGGATAAACTTAATCAAGACTACGAAACACTATTTAATGAACTTAAACGAAGTCAAGATACAGAAGTAGTCACAATAACTATGGATGGTGGCGGTTTCTCTGAGAAATAAGAGATAAATATATGCGTATATTACTTGGATACGCATTATGAGTCGACCTAAACCAAAAATACTATTAGAGTTTACTAATAAAAAAACCTATAAGTCTGAACAGATTTTAGAAGCAGAAG